GTTTCTTAGAAACTGGTCTAGATTTAAAAGCAGAGGCTATGCTGAAGTTTAAGAAATTTGAACTACAGTGTAGGCAGACTAATGCTCGCTTTCGAAACCTTTGTTTTGAAGCTGGTTATTCCGGCCATCGCGTGTGGCTGCTTAACGCAGTCACGCGGAAAGTCCAGAGGATTCTTGGCGAGCTAAGTATTCAAGAGATATTTGATCACGCTAATTGGGGTCCAGGCGTTTCCACTCTTTTTAAAGGGTGAAGATGTCTCGGCAACCAATAAGTTTCAGTTAGAAACTGGAACAACACGTGATTTGTACGCCCTTTTACCGCTTGATGGGTTGCCATATGATTTTCCTATATGGCAAAGGCATCTCTTAACTACGAGGTACCCGACCTTTCAAGTTGGTAATCGAGTTGTAACTGTACCGAAAGATGCTAAAGCTGATCGGGTTATTGCCATTGAACCAGGATTAAATCTCTGGTTTCAAAAAGGCATTGGCTCGGTCATCCGTAAACGTCTTAAACGGTGTGGGATCGATTTGAATACTCAAGAACGAAATCAACTTTTAGCGAGGAAGGGTTCAAAAGACTCTTCATTAGCCTCGGTTGACTTTTCTTCAGCGAGTGATTCCATTTCGCTTGGCCTGATCAGAGAGGTTTTACCCCCTGATTGGTTCCGGCTGATGGATTCTTGTCGGTCTCACTACGGCATTCATAACGATGTACCAACGCGATGGGAGAAGTTCTCCAGTATGGGGAACGGCTTTACCTTCGAATTGGAGTCACTTATTTTCTATGCAGCGGCAGACGCAACCGCTGAGCTTCTCCATAGTAATAGGAGAAAAGAGATAAGTGTTTACGGGGATGATGTAATTATTCCCGTAGATTGTTATGAACTCTTTTCATCATTTTGTGAATTCCTTGGTTTCACGGTGAATCAGAGGAAATCATTTGCCTCTGGTTCATTCCGGGAATCCTGTGGGAAACACTTTTATGATGGGTTTGACATTACGCCGATCTATATTAAAGAGATCGTTAGTAGCGTCTCCACCGTTTTTCGACTCGCCAACGCAATCCGTTCGTGGAGCCACCGCAGAGTTTTTAAACTCGGTTGTGACTCCCTTCTGAGAAAGAGTTGGATTCATCTAGTACGAACAGTCCCTTTTGTCTTACGATTTAAGGGATCTTTAGGATTAGGTGATGGTGCGTTCATCTCTAACTGGGATGAATCGCACTGTGTTAGAGCACGAGATGGTATCGAAGGATATTATTCTACGGCTCTTGTGGAAACCGGGGTAACTCGGTACGCTGATTCGATCGGTCTATTACTTAGCCGATTGCGCACATTGTCACACCAAGAGTATGGTAATTACTATACTCTAAGAGGCCGTACTAGGTTGTCGATAAAAAGACTCCTAGTTCGACAGTGG